GCGGATCGATACCCCCTCAGGCTGGCAGACCTTCTAGTAATGTCTCTGAATCCCCGTGAGGGGCCGGAGAAGCCCATCTGGGCCGCTTCTGCGGAGAATATGGTTGAGGACTTGCCGAATGTCGGACTGCCCGGAGATCGCTTCTACGGGCCTGTGACGCTAGGTGAGGGAGCATGGGCTCCATACACTGGCTCAGTGATGGCGATTGACCCCTCAGGCCGTGGAGCGGACGAGACAGCGTACGCAGTCGTGAAGATGCTGAATGGCTTCCTGTTCGTCACAGAGGCAGGAGGACTACCCGGAGGATACTCAGAGGACACGCTGAAGAGGCTGGCAATGGTCGCAAAGGAGCAGGAAGTCAACCTGATCCTCGTCGAGAGCAACTTCGGGGACGGGATGTTCTCCCAGTTACTGAAGCCGATACTCGGGAAGATATACAGATGTACGATGGAAGAGGTCAAGCATAGCGTCCAGAAAGAACGCAGAATCTGCGATACTTTGGAACCTCCGATGAACAGCCATAGGCTCGTCATAGACCGTAGAGTCATTGAGAATGACTACGACAGCACCAGACACCTGCCGCCTGAGAAAGCCCTCAGATACCAGTTGGTGTACCAGATGAGCCGCATCACCCGCGACAGAGGCTCTCTGGCTCATGACGACCGTCTGGATGTCCTCAGCATGGCTGTAGGGTACTGGGCAGAGCAGATGGCTCAAGACGTAGACAAGCAAATACAGACGAGGAAAGACGAGAAACAACGTCTGGAATTGGAAAGATTCATGAACCACTCAACAGGCCATAAACCCCAGCCACTAAAGTGGATGTAGACACTTCAGTCTAATAGGGTGACTTAATGGATACAGAACGTATCTGGGCCGACGGGACTCAGGTGAAAGTCACCAAGTCTGGCTCCCCTTGTTCTCCACAAATCTGTGGGGGGTAAGGGGGGCCTCAAGGATCTTGGTGAAGGATGAGGGTCTTAAAGACTCTTATAGATGATACTACTAACTACTTACCTAGCAAACGGAGGTGATATAGATGGCAGAGTTTGTAATGTGTCCAGATTGCATTAAGCAGTACGGAAAGCATGTGATGGAGAAATACACTCCCTTTACCTCAGAAGTTGAAGAATGCTGTGGTGAGCCAGAAGATTGCGACGAATATGCTGCGGGTAACTGCAAGGTCGTGGAGGACTAGAGATGGCTGCTAGGGATTACAAGAAGGAATATAGAACCTTCCACGGTAAGCCGGGGCCAAGGAAAAGACGGGCAGCCGCCAATAGGGCTAGGCGTAAAGTCGGCCTGAAGAACGGTGACCCGAGAGAAGTAGACCATAGGAGACCAATGACTAAAGGTGGCTCTAACGCTAGAGCGAACCTGAGGATTGTCTCAAGAAAAACTAACAGAAAGAAAGGGAGAAAGTAATGCCATCATTTCAAAAGCAGACAGGTGTAAATTATAGAGGAGACCCTACTTACGAAACAGTACGCTACAAGAAGAAGAGCAGTAGTAGTACGAAAAAGCGACGAAAGCCTCGTCGAAAGGCGAGGACAGACTTAGAGATCCTTGCTAAGCGTAAATAATGCTGTCTCCACCAGTACTCATAGAGTGGGTGGATATCTCCAGTTTCGACGGTAGTTGGATGGAGATGTCTGACGCTAGGCAGTACAAACCCCTCACAGTTAAGACCTGTGGGTGGGTGGTGGCTGAGACTTCAGAATACATAACCCTAGTGTCCTCAGTGTCTGATGACGAGGAGACAACTGGGAGTGTCAATTCGATTCCTAAGGGCTGCGTGGTGTCTATTACAGCCCTTGGATGTGTGCCTTGAGAGTCCTAGTTGCGTGTGAGTTTAGTGGGACAGTTAGGGATTCCTTCACAGCCGCAGGACACGATGCGTGGTCTTGTGACCTACTCCCTACACGTTCTCCGGGGCAGCACTACCAGTGCCCTGTGGAAGACATACTCCCTGAGCATCCTGATGAAAACGAGTGGGACTTGATGCTCGCGTTCCCTCCATGTACCCACCTTGCTATCGCAGGTGCTAGGTGGTTCAAGGATAAGCAGGAAGAGCAGGCTGTCGCCCTCTCATTCGTGAGGAGGCTGCTAGATGCTCCGATTCCGCTGATCGCACTTGAGAACCCTGTTTCGATCATATCTACTCGAATCAGGAAGCCTGACCAGATCATTCAGCCTTGGCAGTTTGGGCATCCTGAGGCAAAGAGAACATGCTTGTGGCTGAAGAACCTGCCCGAACTAGAGCCAACCAACATCCTTCCCCTTCCAGAGAATGGGCGATGGGCGAACCAGACACCAAGCGGACAGAACAAGTTATTACCGTCGAAAGATAGGTGGATGAAGCGGAGTGTGACCTATTCAGGTATTGCGGATGCTATGGCCGCCCAGTGGAATGTTTGATACAAAAATCTGAGCGGGTATGACAAGGCCCTCGGCCCGCGAGTTTCCCCCGTGGGGGGGTCTGGGCCAGATTCCTGGCATGGGATGCATGATCCCCCGTTTCAAGGGTGTAGGGGCCTGTAGGCGGGGCAAGTGTCCCGGCATGTGTCCGGGGGTAGGGGGGGGTCTGGATTCTTCCCTGATTTCGGAGACTCTCCGAAATGGAAACCGTGCCTTCGTTCGTCGGGGTGTTTATTTATTATTTGGTTTGGATATGCTCCTTGCAATATGCCGATATTTATGGGAGACTGAAGCCTCGACACTCCCCGAATGAACGGGATGGCAAAGACTCTTTGGAAACCGAATACCATCAGACACTCGCCCCGACGTAGGGGCGGGATTTATTCAACGCCATAGGAGAACACACAATGGCAAAGGCAACAAAGAGCATGCGTTCAACACTGGACGCTGCAAAGAACGTGGACAGCGATGCACACCGTGACGCTGACCTGAACGCTCTGACCACGATGGTCAGTGCATGCACCAAGGCGGTTAAAGTCTTCCTTGCAGCACAAGGTGCTGCTTCAAAGGCTGATGCGGCCGTCGAGAATGCGGGCTTCCTTGCATCCTGTGAAATGGGCCCGCTGTACAATGCCGAGACTTGGCAACGTGCAGCAGACCCGGACAGTGCAACAGGGAAGGCATTCGGCAAGTCTGGGTGGACACGATTCGTCCAAGCATTCTTCCCGAACGTGTCACCGGCTACGATTCTGATCTGGAGAAAACTCCATGATGTGAATCAGATTCTGGGTGACAATCCTCTGAAGATTCCCAGCGTGTCCGCCATACTCTGGCAGGGTGCAAAGGGAGACGACAAAGCGGCCGATGTGGCCCTCCTTGTCGAGATCATGCGAGAGCATGGAGAGGATTCCATCGAGAACGCGAAGCATGCCAAGGCTCAGAAGGCTGCCAAGCAGACTCGCAAGCAGTACGAGAAAGCCACAAAGAAGGCCAAGGATGCCAAGGCAGCACAAGACGCTGTGATGGCAACACCCTCAGGTCAATGCGAGTACCACATCGGTGCATTCATGAAGGCCTTGTCAAAGATTGAGGATGCGGATACACGAGCGAAGATTCTCGCCTCAGCACAGGCAACCCTGAAGAACGCCTGAAGGAAAGCATAAGGAAACAAGGAACCCCCGGACCCCACAGGGAACGGGGGTTTCTTTATGCGCGGGAATATTGATTTACCTGGGTTCGGCCTATTTTTTTTTGGCTTGAGAATCGGAGAGTCTCCGAAACGTGAATCGCGTCGGTATCGGTCGTGATAGCATTATCGTCAGGGTCGCCGGTAGACTTGTCGCTGGCACGCGGTGTGATAGCGATACTCGGGGTCGCTGTCGCAGTTATCTGGGGAAAGACTTTATTTATTTTAATCATATATGGTCATTGACAAATATGGGGTATCTGGTACAATACTCCTGTGGGTAAAGGTATGCCTACATTCACGAGTTTCGGAGAGTCTCCGATCTCACAGCCACAGGAGAACGTCATGAAATCTGTACAGATGTTTGTCGTGTATGCCTTGAAGGAAGGCATATTCTCGATCGCATTCCGGGTGATCTTATTGATCACATATCCTGCGATCCTGTCCATCGCTGTGTTCTACCATCTTCAAGTAAGGTCATTGTGGCCTGAAGAGTGGTGGGAGTTGGCATGGTGTGGGGTTGCTGCGATCATCCTCGGAATCCTTAGTATCGTAGGCGAGCGAGTCATTCGCTGGCCTGTCATTAGTTAGTTAGGTCTGGATTCGGAGAGTCTCCGAAATAGGTAGTAGTCGATGGGGACTCTCCGAATCTAGCAGCCACAGGAGAATATTACAATGGAACCTCTCGTACGCACACTTGAATACGTCTCAGCACAGACGACGCAGCATCGTGCCAGCATCATGGCGAGGCCTCAGGACACGGGGCATCGTGCTGGTCGGGGCATTGCTCTGGCTACTCTTCAACTCGTCTCTGATCGTCTGCTGGAAGAGATCCAGCGGGAGATCGGGAAGGTAGACCGGCTTCACTACACGGACCCCAGAAGACTCCATCGGGAGCAGCGTATGGAGGAGTGGAATCCTCGCATCGTCAACGCCGAGACCGCGATCAACCTACGTGGCACTGATGAGGAGACCGATGCGGCAGTCGAAGCCGTCATGAAGCAGCACGGTCTGAATCAGGTCAAACTGTACGGTGACCCTCAATGAATCACTGAGCCTCGGGGTTTTGTACCAAGCCCCGACACCTTGTCCTGCTGCTCCTTCAGCAGGCATACTCGGTCTCGGTCCCCGATAAGGGGACGAGGCCATTTCAGTAAGTAAATCAGTATTCGGAGACTCTCCGAAACAGCATAGGAGAAACGTCATGGCAGATTTAGAAAGATTTGACAGAATGAAAGACCTCGAACAGTACTTGCAACTTGTCGATGAGGTCATCGCGTCTGCGTTGAAGTTGACGGGGAAGATTGAAGAGTTTAGGGAAGACGCGATCGATGTTGATCCTGATGTCTGGGCAGCAGCCAAGCGTCTTTATGATGACCTCAACTCGGTTGAAGATCATGTGAATCCTAAGCCTGACACCGAGCAGCCTCTCTTGAAGTTTGGACCGGGCGGTGACTATGTCACTGAGGTTCACGGGGAGGATGTCTGATGCCTAGCATCCCATCATACTGTCGCTGCGGTAGCGGGAAACCCTCCCGATGGCTCACAGATTCGCAAAACATCCCATTGCGTGGTGTCTGCGATGACTGCGAGGAAGCAGCAAAGGCGAAGTACGAGCCGTGGGTATTCTCCGGCTACGATCAAGCCTTCCTTGATGAGTATTCAGGTGAGCGTATCGAACCTTTGGACTGATTCGGAGACTCTCCGATTTATAGTGGGCCGCGCATACTTACCACGCGGGTAAGGACATCACCATGTTAGAGTTACAAGAAGTTCTAGAAGCAGCGGAATGTGACGATGGTAGAGGATTCTGTACTGCATGCGGTGAGGAGCATTACAGTTGCGAACCTGACGCTCGTCAGTATGAGTGCCATTACTGCGGCCTGAAGTCGGTCTACGGTGCTGCGGAGATTCTACTGATGGGACTATGGCTTTGACATAGCCGCCCATCCTCCTCTCTCCTGTGCGTGGATGGGCAGGCAGCGACTTCTGGCCTCCTTCGGGAGGCTGGGAGTCGCAAGGAGAAAACCAAATGTATGGAACACCAGTAGCGGACAAAATCAGAACGCTGCTTCTTGAAGATCGAGTTGATCTCGCTCGGGGAGTTTTGAAGAAATCCCGAGAAGAAGACCTATTCACTGTCGATGGCTGCGTGAACATATACGACATGGTGGCTTGTATTGAATGCTTCCAACTCCATGAAATGGGAGGCCTCACATGAATGGCCTAGTAATCTACGATGGTCCCAGTCAGTGGGATGATATACCAATCGTTGTCATTGTCACTGGAATATCGAGACCCTCAAGCAATCCTAAGACTGGACCGATGTTGCAGGCATGGATATTGATGCGAGACATCCACCCGCACGAGGCTGTAGTCTCCGGGGCCGATGAATCTATATGCGGTCACTGCACCCACAGGCGTGATGAGGAGGGCAACAGGACATGCTATGTGTCCATGAATGCTCCCGGTGCTGTTTGGAAGACATACCGTGCCGGTAAGTATCGTTCGGTCAGTCCGCGAGAAGCGGGGAGCATGATCGCTCGTCGCAGTCTTCGCATCGGTGCGTATGGTGATCCAGCGATGGCCCCGATCGATGTCTGGAGGCAGTTGATTCGTCGCTGCTCAGGGACTACTGGATACACGCATCAGTGGAGGGAGATGCCCGTGGAATATCGGGAGTTCTGCATGGCCTCGGTGGAAACTGAAGAAGAGGCAGCAGAAGCAATGTCGCTGGGATACAGAACATTCCGGTGCATATCGAAGGAAGAGACCCTGCTGGACAAGGAGATTCTATGTCCAGCATCGGAGGAGGCAGGTAAGTTGACTACTTGCGATCGGTGCGGTCTGTGTGGAGGGTCCATGTCAGAGCGTACCAACCGTATTCCCACCATCGCCATTACGATCCACGGATCGGGGGCGAAGCACTTCAAATCGGAGACTCTCCGAAAAGGCAAGGAGGCCCATTATTCGTTACCAATGGTCGAACAGGTTACAGATCGTCAAGTCTTGTCTAAAGACTGGTGACCTGAAGTTAGCAAAGAAGTATGCCAAGGAGATGCTGAACGATCCAGAGTCTCCGTGTTTACTTACGACTGATGAGATTGAGTACTTGAAAGTTGTTGCTGTACTCAAGAAACTAGATGATTACATGAAGGGCTTGATAAAGGATATCTAGCATGCCTGATTTAGCAGAGATTGACAACTATGTACTGAACAAAACCAATCCGGGTTCGGTCAGTGGTTCCATTGTCGGTGAGGATATGCCGAAGTTTCGTCATACCTACATACTGAAGGGGATACTGTTCGAGATCAAGTGCCCCGGAATGCGGCTGACTGGCAAAGCACCTAAGTGCAGCACAATCATCCGAAAAGAGTTTGGTTTCAAGGGCCGACCAATCAAACTGGCCCAACAACTCTTCGACCTTCTGGTCGAGAAACAAGTTCTAGTTCACAAGGAGAACAACGATGGCGATACCGTTACCAGAGAACGTAACAACCCAACACCTGAAGTATCTTGATACCCTCAGGGATTCAGGTGTGACAAATATGTTTGGAGCGAGTGCTTATATTGTCGATCGATTTGGGGTTGACAAGAGAGAAGCGAAAGATATACTTGCTTTCTGGATGAATTCATATCCATACAACTACGACGAAATCGGAGACTCTCCGAATGTCGAGGAGGTTAACAATGAGTGCTGATCAACTTGCTTCAATACTAAGTGACATGATCGAGAGTTCGATCGATGACTACATGCAGGGCTTTGACTTCAGCAACTGCTATGAGTTCAACTCAGCAGTTGAGGGTGCGGTCGAGTGTCAGATTGATCGAATGGATCTCCCTGACACTGACTCAATCATGGAGTCCTGCATTGATCTGATGAAAGACCCGTACTACTTCATCGAAGCGATGAGAAAGACCGCAGAGTTCCTTGATCATCGCATTGAGTTGATCAGGATATCTGCGGACCAGTCGCGGGACAGAAACAGACTCCAAAGTGAAGTAGATCGTCTGAAAAAGGAACTAGATTCAAGGATGAAACACTCGTTCGCATCGGATGCGTAAGGACTCCTTGTGGCGAGGGTGGGACGCGCATACCCTCTAGGCTGACTTCGGTCAGTAATCACGCGTAAGTAAACGCACAGTATGTGCAGGATTCTTAACCCCTTTTATGGAGAACTGAGATGAATAGACTCAGGACTAAAACGTCGGACGCAACGCCCGGCATCTATTGTAGACTTACAGAATCATTGGATCAAGATGTCCGAATGATTCAGTCTGAAACCGCTCGTTTCATAGAGAACAACAATCTTCCGGCAACCCCGCCGACGTTGACTGATGTGATCTCCAATCTTGTAAAGCGTGGAGTCACGCAGTACAAGAATGACCGACGAAACAAGCAGCACTAATCCTGACAAGGTGGGCTGCGCATACTTACCACGCAGACTAAAGGAGAAAATAGAATGTTAGTACCTCAAGCCCCTACCCCCTTCGACCCTAAGAACTGGGGAGAGCGGGTAGATATCAAGACAATCTCCCAGTCGAGGATACCTGTTCAAGGCCCAGAGAGTTGGAGACCTCTGCCCCACGGAACCTACGTCACGATGATCGAGCAGGCGTTCGATCGTCACGGCTTTGAAATCTCAGATCCGGTTCACTACAGAGCGAAGTCCCGACAGAACGAGAAGATCAAGGATCAGCCCACGTATGGCAGGTTCTTGTCGCTGTACGGCATCGCTCACCCCGGACTTCCCGATGTTGCAGGCCTCAACTGGGAGTCCGGTTTCGGAAACTCCTACGATATGAGTACAGCAGCAGGAGGAGGCATCGGTACTCGTTTGCAGGTTTGCAGCAACGGAGAGTACATGGGCTCGATGTTCGGGTTCAAGCGGAAGCATACTGTCGGCATTGATCGAGAGCGAGAGGGTGCATTTGAGAGCATCTATAGTCTCGTCGATAACTGTGTCGGTCGCCTGCTGACCAGTGCTACTAGTGTCGCTCAGAAAATCGAGGTTCAGACAGTTACTGAGTGTTCGGATGTCGATGCTCGGTGGGTCATCCTTGAAGCCGCCAAGCGTGGCGTTATTGGAGCGGCAGCAACCATGCGAGTACTGGAACACTGGGAAACCCCAGAGCATCCTGAATTCAAGGACAGGAATGTCTGGAGCCTCAGGAATGCGTTCACGAGTAATGACCGGGGCCAGTCCCTCATGACTCAGAGCGATCGCTTCGGTCGTCTCGGAGGAATCCTCGATGAGCGATTCCAAATCGGAGAGTCTCCGAATCCCGTGACGGACGAAGAGGCGTTTGTATCAGCGGATTTCTAAGCACCATTTCTGGTAGGCGTGAGTCCCTCCTCTGTTTTTCTCAGGCTTGCAGCAGGGGAGGGGCCACGCCCTTTTTAAAGAGGTGAGTATATGGCGATTGCAAAACGAGGTAAGTCGTGGCAGGTATCTGTATCCCACAAAGGCCGTCGAATTCGGCGGTCATTCCCAGACTACAAGGATGCTAGAAAGTTTGAGGTTGAGACCCTAGCCGACCTCCTTTCAGGCCGGAAAGAGGATGAAAAAATAACCAAGGTGACTGAGGACGGAGTTCCCCTCACCTTCGGAGGTATCGCTGACCGTATATGGCTGCTTGAGTGGTCGAAGCAGAAATCCTCCGCCCACACCAAGAAACGGCTACGAGGTGTTCGAGACTATTTCGGTGAGGGGACGGTAGTGACTGAGATCACATCGTATTCGCTGGAATCATATGTCATCCACCTACAAGAACAGGGGAACGGGCCAGCAACGATCAACAGAAAACTCGCAGTAGTCAGTAAGATAATGGGATATGCCCACAAGCATGGCATAATCAATATCAAGCCTACTGCGCCCACCCAGAGGGAACCCAAAGGCCGTGTTCGGTATTACAGTTTGGTGGAGGAGGCTGAGATAACGGCTGCGATTACGGATGACAACCTCAGCGACTTTTTTATTGTTCTAATAGATACCGGAATGCGTAAAAGTGAGGCGTTGGGATTAGAGTGGGGGGATGTTGACTTCAAGAAATCTGAAATAACACTAGGTGACCCTGACAAAATCAAATCATCCGTGCCAAGGACGATCCCCATGAGTCGCAGGGTCTGTAGTGTCATATCTTCTCGTAGAGAAAGCGTGTTTCGTCCCTTTAAATACACAGTTAACCAAATGGATGTGATGTTGAACGAGTTCAAGGCGGAGTCCAACTACACAGGTGAGTTAAAGGCGTTCTTCCATACTTGCAGGCATACTTTCTGCTCTCGCCTGCTCCAGCGAGGAGTACCCATCACTACAGTTAAGGAATTGGCGGGTCACAGTGACATTAAGACCACGCTCAGATACGCACATCTTGCCCCCAGTAACCACCGGGATGCAATTAACACACTGGAATCTAACAGCAACTAATCGCTGGTACATTAGGTAGCCCCATGCCTGAGAAACATAATCAATCAAGACTCGAAGAAGAGATGGTAGATTTAGGCCGTGATCGGTACTACCACAAGATCAAACGAGCCAAGGAGACATCGCTGGAATCCACAACCTCGGTTGGGCAGTATCTACTGGCTGAGGCAATCGAGAAACTGGATGAGGCCTTGATCCTTTGGCTGTCTGCTGCGAGGTCTGCTCCCGGTCGCCGCCATCGAGCGTACCAGTTCCTTGAGCAACTACCTACTAAGGTAGTCGCGGGGCTGACATCTCGTTGCATCCTTGATTGCATCTCTGTTGAGCGGAAGATCACAAGCACCGCAATGACTGTTGGTCGGCTTCTGGAAGATGAGTTGAAGTTTCGCTCTCTTCGGGAGAATGAGCCAGCCCTCTGGAATCAGATCAACAGGGTTCTTGACCGCTACAAATCTCAGCAAACTAAATCTAAGTTCATTAACAACACTGCTAAGTTCCATGAGATTGTCCTACCACAGTGGGATCGGAAGGACACTGGGTCTGTGGGCTTAACATGCATTGAGTTGATGCGGCAAGCCACTGGAATAATAGACATCAAGACGAGGACCGATCCTCAAGGCAAGTCATATTCCTTCATCTGTCCAACTGACGATCTCATGAAATGGATCAAGGACACCCATCAATACAACGAAACTTTATCTCCTGTTTGGCTCCCGATGGTAGAGAAGCCTATTGATTGGAATAATCCTCTACTTGGGGGATACCAATCCACCTCCTTCCGCCGCCGACCGTTGGTGAAGACTCACGACTCTGCATATCTCGATGAACTGTGCAACACAGATCTGACAGAGATATACACAGCAGTCAACGCTCTCCAGAGGACGGCATACACAGTCCACGGTCAAGCCCTTGATGTTCTCAAGCACTGCTGGAGGAAGGGTTTAATCGTTGGGGGACTGCCGTCGCTGGATGACGAGCCGATCCTGAACAAACCTACAGATATTGCTACGAACAAGGAGTCACGGCGAGCATGGAGGAAGGCGGCTGCCCGGACTCACTTTGAGAACGAAAGGCAGAAGTCGAAGCGTCTTCAGGTTATGAAGGTGCTGCATCTCGCTGACAAATTCACCAACGACACCATATACTTTCCCCATTCGATCGATTTCAGAGGACGCACATACCCAAAGCCATATTTCCTACAACCACAAGGTCCGGGGTGGGCGAAGTGCTTATTAAAGTTCGCTGATGGGCTGAAGATGGATGAGGACGGCGTTAGGTGGCTGTATATCAACGCCGCCAACAAGTGGGGAATGGATAAGGAGCCGTATCTAGAGCGTATTAAGTGGACAGAAGGAAATATGGGGCTCATAAGGCGGATCGGAGAGTCTCCGATTTCAAATATGACATGGACAGACGCGGATGACCCGTGGGGATTCCTCACTGCTTGTTTGGAGATCAATGAGTTCCATAATACTGGTTCAGATTTCATATCAAGGCTCCCCGTGTCTATGGACGCGACCACTCAGGGACTCCAGATATACGCCATGCTTCTGAAAGACCCAATCGCTGCGATCGCTACCAACGTGCTGCCTACAGACACTCCCGCAGATGTGTACCAGAAAGTGGCTGACATTGTCAGGAAGAAACTCTACAATGATCACCATGACTATGGGAAGAAGTGGTTAGACTTCGGAGTTACGAGGAAAACAACCAAGCGGCAGACTATGACTGTTGTCTATTCCTCCACATTCTTCTCATGTCGTGCGTACACCACTGAGTGGTTCTATGAAGAACTGAAAATGGGGAGAGTCAACCCGTTTGGGGATGAGACATATCGACCGTGCAACTACCTCGCTGAGTTGATCTGGGAGTCGATCGGTGAGGTGGTCGCTTCTGCGAGAGTTGGGATGGATTGGATGAAGGAGTCTGCGAAAGTCCTTATTCAGCACGGGATTACCCCACGGTGGACTACTCCTCTCGGCTTCCCTGTCAAAATGCACTATGAGAATACGGACAAGTACGCGATTAAAACATTGGTATCTGGAGTACTCAGGCAGCACAGGTTGAGGATTCCGAATGGTGATGTGAACAGCCGGAAGACCGTGAACGCCTTCTGTCCCAACTTTATTCACTCATTGGATGGCGTGGGAGGGCTCCTTGGAGCCGTGCTAAACAGGGCGGTTCTTGAGGACGTTAAATCCGTCATGGCTGTCCATGATTCTCTCTCCGTTCCCGCCCAGAACGTGGACTTGTTTCATAAATGGGTCAGGGAAGAGACAGTGAAGATGTTCGATGGAAATTTATTGGAGATTCTCAGTATTCAACTGTCTTTATTATTACCGCCGGGAGTGGAACTTCCTATACTGCCTCGTCAAGGAGAGTTGGATATTTACGAGGTGCTTCGGGCTCCTTATTATTGGAACTGAGGAAAGGACTACTCCACATGAGACGGAAATCAGTGAAAATTACTACCCCAACAGGACTCGCTGTGTGGCCCCGGCTGAATGAGCCGGATAACAAGTTTGATAAAGCGAATCCAATCTACCACCTCAAACTCCGACTGAGTCGGGAAGAGGCTGAAGGCGTTGTCAAGACCATAACACAGGTGCATAAGGATAATCTTGAGGACATCATGAAGGACACAGGTAAGAAGACGGTTAAAGAAGCCCCCTTCCCTGTGAAGGATGTTGAAGATCAGGATGGAAACCCGACAGGAGAGGTTGAAATCAACTTCAAACTCAAGTCGATCGGTGTGAATGGGGGAGATCGCTGGGAGCAGCGTCCCAAACTGTTCGATTCTAAGGGCCAGCCTGTTACAGAGATCATTGGAGGCGGGTCTAAAGTAAAAGTCGGAGCGGAAATCATTCCGTATTTCGTCGCCTCAATCGGGGCAGGTATTTCTCTGAGACTTAAGGCTGTTCAAGTGATCGAATTGGTCGAGAAAAGCGGCAGTGACTCATTCGATACATGGGAGTTCAACGAGGAAAAGGGTTTCGTATCAAGTGGCGAAGAGAAAGAAACGGTCACGGCGGAAGTCGAAGCGACCAACGAAGACGGTTTCGACTTCTGATCTACTGATTGAGAAACACGGAAAAGTCTGGAGGGTCTTCATCCCCATCCCTCCAGTACCCGCCTCTAGGCCTCGGTTTGCGGGGCGGGGGCGGGTGTATTATGGGAAGAATTACACAGAATTTCGGAGACTCTCCGATTCCATTTTAGGATCGGCTGAGTTTCCTACGGAGTTCCCCCTTGAGGGTTCTCTTGCAGTATCGGCTTCGTTCATTGTAACGAAACCTAAGACGAGTAAACGGACATCGCCTCGCGGTGATGTAGATAACTATTTTAAATCCTTGGACATACTCAACGCAGTCGTCTGGGGGGATGACGACCAGTTGGTATGGGCCAGCATGTCGAAAGAGTTTGGAGATAATCCGGGTATTAAATTGGAGGTGATGAAAGTTGAACGACTTCCTGAGACACGAGCCCTGCCCGAAATGTGGGTCTAGGGACAACCTTGCGAGGTATGCTGACGGTCACGCTTACTGTTTCGGGTGTGACTATTACGAACATGGAAATGGAACCAAACGAAAGGAGAACCACACAATGTCTGGATTAATTGGATATGAAGTAGTCCCTCTGAATCGAAGAGGGCTTGATGAGGCCACTTGTGAGAAGTGGAAGTATGGTGTCGGGATGTATGAAGGTCGCCCTGTTCAGGTCGCCAACTACTTCGACAACACAGGTAGCCCTGTAGCACAGAAACTTAGGTTTCAGGATAAGACTTTCATGTGGCTTGGAGATGCATCCAAGGCGGGGCTGTACGGCTCTCATCTTTGGAGGGACTCAGGAAAGATGGTGACAATCACTGAGGGAGAGGTAGATGCTCTCTCCGTATCTCAGGTGTTTAACCTCAAGTGGCCTGTTGTCTCTATTCCTAATGGAGCCAAATCTGCTTCAAAGATTATCGCTAAGAATCTGGATTGGTTGGAGTCTTTCGAGACGGTGGTTCTGTGCTTTGATCAGGATCAGCAGGGCCGTGAGGCAGCCATCGCGTCAGCCCAGCAGTTATCTCCCGGTAAGGTCAAGATTGTCACTAGCCTGCCTGAGAAGGACGCTAATGAGTGCCTGATGAGCGGCAGGGTCAAGGAGTTGATCGATGCTGTGTATGGGGCCAAATCCTTCCGCCCAGATGGTGTTGTACCCGGAGAAGAGGTCTGGGATCTGATCATCAACACCGAAAGGAAGAAATCAATACCCTACCCTTGGCCGGGACTCAATGATAAGTTGTATGGTATGCGGGGAGGAGAACTTGTGACCCTCACTGCTGGTACAGGTATTGGTAAGAGTAGTGTTGCTCGGGAATTGGCTTTATATCTTCTTGAATTCAATCAACGGGTAGGTTACATCGCTCTTGAAGAGAGTATTCAGAAGACTGCTGAACACCTCATGGCTCTTTGGATGGGAGTACCCCTACCTCAATGGGATGCTCAAGGAATCACAGAGGAAAGGAAGAAGGAGGCCTTTGATAAAACTGCTGGTTCCGGTAATTTGGTTTTATATGATCACTGGGGTTCGATTGACCCCGCAAACCTACTGAATCGTGTAAGGTACATGGCGAGGGCGATGGAATGTAAGTACATCTTCCTCGATCACCTCTCAATTGTCGTCAGTGCTTTAGAGGCCGGAGATGAGCGTCGAATGATTGATAACACAATGACTCGACTTCGATCCTTGGTAGAGGAAACCAACACACATCTTGTATTGGTATCCCATCTACGAAGGCCTGACAGGGGGCACAGCCATGAAGAGGGCGGGGTTACGAGCCTCTCCCACCTCCGAGGCAGCCATGCCATCGCTCAACTGAGTGACTCTGTCATCGGCTGTGAGCGTGATCAGCAAGATGAGGGTACTTCCCGCCTTCTTACACTCCGTGTTCTCAAGAATCGATTTGCAGGCGAGACCGGAATAGCCACGACACTGGAATACAACAAGGATTCAGGTAGGTTACATGAGTGGATTACCCCCGAAGTTATCGACATCCCCGGAGTTGGCTAGTAGTAAACCATCAGGCAGGCCGTGGGATCGGGGGTTTCTTCTCCAGAAGGAGTCCTCAGGAACTTGTCCGCTGACCTACAATGGAAGCCCTGTTCCGTGGAGGGAAATTGCTGATTGGATTTCCGATGAAGAGGGTTATTTTGTGTGCGACCAGACAGTCAGGAACAATTTCAATGCTGTACTGGAACGATTGAAGGAAAAAATGCTAGCAGACCCCTACATAAGGGATTGGTTAGATGACAGGGACATGCTCCCAGAAGGATGAACATTGGGTACTATAATCTTCGACATTGAAACGAATGGTATTTCAGACTTTAGGACTCTCTTAGGTTTGAAGACTATTCATTGCATTGGGATGGCTACTCCAGATGGCGAGCCAGAACTCGTTCCTATCGATGAGGCTTTAGAACGTCTGCGGCTCGCTGACGTTATCGTGGGGCACAACATACAGGACTTCGATGTCAGGGCCATACAGAGGCTTCACCCCGACTGGGCTCCTGAGGGAGTCATCAGGGACACGTTGATCATGTCAAGGATGCTGTGGCCGGATGTTCAGAACGAAGACTGGCAGACTCCTGAGTTTCCACGACACTTGGTCGGTAAGTACTCTTTGAAATCTTGGGGTGTACGTCTCGGTATTCTTAAAGGTGAATTCGGAGAGTCTCCGAATTGTGATTGGGAGGAGTACACAGAGGAGATGGGTACATATTGCCTTCAGGACGTTCGGGTCACTCAGGCTCTGTGGGCTAAGATTCAAGCGGAGGAACCCGCCGACCACCCTACGATACTGGAACACGAGTTCGCGGCCATCGTCTCTCAACAAGAGAGAAACGGATTCGCTTTCGACGCAAACGCGGCTAGAGAACTTGTTTCCACGTTGTCAGGTGAGCAGCAGGAGTTGAAGAAGAGACTACGAAACGAATTCCCTGCCCAGAGAATTCCAATGAAGACTCCCTCCTATTATCAAGATCCGATCACGGGGGAGAAGGCAGACAGGAAGAAGTTGTTTCCTACAGCCACCCGAGGGCGGCTCCTCAACGGTCCTCTAAGGTTCAAAGAGGTTCCGTTCAACCCCGGCTCTCGTACTCAGATTGCGAAAGTTCTAAGTGATAAGTACGAGTGGGTTCCTGAAGAGTTTACTCCTGACGGACGACCCAAAGTAGATGAGAAGATTCTTAGAAGTCTTGAATATCCAGAGGCTGACTTACTTGTATCGTATTTGACGATAAGTAAAAGGATAGGACAGATATCTGATGGCAAGGGGTCTTGGCTCAGGGCTGAAGAGAGTGGCCGGATACATGGAAGGGTGAACTCCTGTGGGGCGGTAACAGGGAGGTGTACTCACAGTAGTCCTAACATGGCTCAAGTGCCTAGGGTTGGGGCTCCTTGGGGCAGAGAGTGCCGTAGTCTCTTTGTGGCTCCTCAGGGCTACGCCTTGGTAGGGATCGATGCGAGTGGCTTAGAGTTGAGATGCTTGGCTCACTACACAGCACCCTTCGATGGTGGGCACTACACTGAAGTAATTCTTCACGGCGATATTCACGAGGCTAACAGGATCGCTGCTGGTCTTCCTGATCGTGACAAATCTAAGACCTTCATCTACGCCCTCCTTTATGGTGCTGGCAATACTAAGATCGGCTCAATTGTTGGGGGAGGGTTCACTGAAGGGAAAGCCCTGAAGGAGAAGTTCTACAAGAAGATGTCTTCCCTGAAGAAGATTCAAGACGGTGTCCAGTATCGACTTAAGACTCAGGACTTCCTTGTCGGGATTGATGGTCGGCAACTTAAAATACGATCGCCTCATAGTGCGTTGAATACTCTGTTACAATCCGCTGGTGCAATTGTTATGAAGGAAGCAACGTGTATCCTTCACAGGCTGATCAAGGAGGAGGGTTGGACAGACGCAGATGTGCTTCAAGTAGCGCACATCCACGACGAGATCCAACTACAGGTTCGTGAAGAAATCGCTGACCATGTCGGGCGGCTTTCAGTACAAGCCATACGCGATGCCGGAGAGGTGCTTGGTTTCCGCTGCCCACTCGACGGTGAGTACAAAATCGGACGAAACTGGGCTGAAACCCACTGACGCTGCGTGGGTCGCTGGTCTCATAGATGGCGAAGCCTGCTTCACCTTCCACAATACCCCCTGTATTTCAATAGACTCAACCTCCCCCAATGTTCTTGAGGAGGTCTACAGGCTGTTCGGCGGTAGGTGCAGCCCGGTGAACCGTAGAACCTCCATAGGTCGCCCCGTTTTTAGGTGGAGGATCTATGGAGGAAATGCCATACAGGTATGTAAAATCACATACGAGTACCTTAAAGACAAGAAGGAGCAGGCTGCTCTTCTTTCCTGTGTGTACAAGTATCCACCAAGATCATCGATGAGGGAAGCGTTGATCAAGCGGATCACAGAACTTAAAAGGATTATATAGTGGTCGATTTACAGTTCGTACAATCAGAAGACATGCTTAAAGAGTTACGGACTCGATTTGATGAGATGATATTTCTAGGGGCTGCTCAACGGACTAGGCAGACCGAAGACCTTACCGTGTCTTTCTCTGGCTCTTACCACGCCTGTGTAGGGCTGGTGGAGTTAGGAAGACTCGCAATCCAGTCAGGAGGATCGGCAGATGAGAACTATACTGATTGATGGTGACATCGTTCTCTATGAGGTAACAACCAAATGCGAAACACCCATCCACTGGGGTGATGATCTGTGGACACTTCATTCAGACTTCAAGGAAGCCTCCCAAAGGTTTGATTGTTGGATCTCAGATGCAGTCTCCAGACTTGAGGCCGACAAGGTTATAGTAGCCATATCTGGGAATGAGAACTGGAGGAAGATTGTTCTCCCCACATATAAGAGCAATAGGAAGGCCATTCGTAAACCTCTCGCATTCTACGAACTTAAGCAGTATTGCAGAGATGTCTACAAGACGTTTGAAATCAACGATTTAGAGGCTGATGATGTTCTTGGGCTGCTTGCTGGGTCGCCGGGATTGGGCAGAATCAAGGGTGAGAAGATTGTTGTCACTATAGACAAGGATTTGAAGACCATCCCCGGTCTCCACTACAACCCCGGCCACCCTAAGAAGGGCATCATAGAAGTCAATGAAGAGGAGGCTAACTATAACCACCTCCTACAGACCCTCACAGGGGACGCTGTCGATGGGTATTCAGGATGCCCCGGAGTCGGCCCTGTAAGGGCTCAGAAAGTGCTAGAGACCCCCTGCTGGGAGTCAGTGGTGGGGGCTTACGAGCATGCGGGGCTCACAGAAGAGGACGCTCTGACCCAAGCGAGGGTCGCTAGAATCCTTAGGTGGGGAGAATACAACGTCAGTAAGAAAAAAGTGAGGCTGTGGAGCCCATAAACGCTCTAACCTCCTACACTGCAACTGTTTATCGTTAAGTTAAGTCGTAAAAGGATGACTATACGGAATGAAAAAAAATAAAACAATGTTTCCGGGTATTCCTGAAGACCTCCTTAGGGAGTTAAATGACAGGTGGCCGGAAATGTGCGCAGACATTCAGTGGGACGAAAAGACCGTCTGGTATTCTTCTGGACAGCGGTCAGTAGTCCGATTTCTAAACCAGATTTTCAAAGAACAACGAGAAATACAACTCGGGAACAAGGAGTAAGTTATGTGTGTAGGCGGAAGCAACAGGGGCGATGCCCCAACCCCAGAACCAGCACCAATACCACCACCACCCCCACCTCCTATGACATTGGCTGCTCAACCCATACTGCCAAAGAATCCTGAAGAGAAGAAAGGACAGAAGAGGGTGGTGACAGCGGCTGAGAGGCGACGAAGGGCTGCTGGCGGCGTTACAGGGAAGCGGAAACTTACCATCGGATATGGTGGCGGCTCTGGAGTTGCTACTTAATGCACGACCAAGGAACAATCGCTACTCTGTATTCCTCACTGGAAACTCAGCGATCTTCATATCTCGAACGGGGTAGAAACTCTTCCCGTTTGACTATTCCCACAATTCTTCCAGATGATATGACCTCTGGACATCAGAAGTTCCCGACCCCATATCAATCTGTCGGCGCACGGGGGGTAAATAACCTAGCCTCTGCTCTCTTATTGAGTCTGTTACCCCCCAATGCCCCCTTCTTCAGGCTTGTGTTGGACGAGGCGGAGTCAAGGAAGATGGATGCGTTAGACCCCCGCATTAAAACAGAGGTTGAGAAATCCTTGGCTGACATTGAGCGTGCGGTATCTAGGGAGATTGAAGTAAACAGTATCCGTGTTGGTGCGTTTGAAGCAATCAAGCATCTTATTGTCACTGGAAATGCACTTCTTTACCTCCCTGATGCGGGCTCAATGAGGGTTATTCACTTAAATCGCTATGTGGTTAAGAGAGACCCGATGGGCACTCCTAACTGCATCATTATCAAAGAGAATATATCTCCCGCAGTCCTCCCTGATGAACTCAGGGAATATGTAAAGTCGAAATTGGCGGACTACGAGGACACGGTTGAGATATACACAAAGCAAGAAATCATAAATAATGACAAGGTAATGGTGATTCAGGAGTGCCAAGGTCGTGTCATCGAAGAAACCAAAAAGATATACCCACTAGAACGGGCTCCATTCATCGCTCTAAGGATGATGCGTGTGGATGGGGAATCCTACGGTCGTGGGTATGTCGAGCAATATTACGGAGATTTACAGAGCCTAGAGGGGCTTACTAAGGCCATAGTTGAAGGAGCAGCAGCCTCTTCTAAGGTTCTGTTTCTTGTCAATCCTAACGGGACCACGAGAGCAAAGACTCTTGCGGAGTCCCCAAACGGAGCAATCAGGGAGGGATCAGCAGCAGATGTTAGTGTTCTACAAAGTAACAAAGCGTCGGACTTTGGGGTCGCTCTTAATGCGATGCAGCAAATTAACGATCGTCTCTCGTATGCCTTCCTCCTTACAGAGTCAACTATTCGTAATGCGGATCGTGTCACTGCCGAAGAAGTAAGACTTGTCACCCTCAGTATTGAGCGTCAGTTGGGTGGAATTTACTCGGTATTAAGTCAAGAATTCCAGTTGCCACTTGTCCGGCGGCTGATGGATATCATGGCTAAGAAGAAGAAACTACCCAAGATTCCTGCGGATAAGGTAACTCCAACCATTATTACTGGGATTGAGGCTCTGGGACGCGGTAGCGATCTTAATCGACTTGATATTTATCTCTCTGGTATCGCACAAATTCTTGGTCCCGAGGCTCTTGGACAGTATATTAACATGAAAGAATATATGACTCGACGAGCGTTAGCCCTCGGTATTGAAACAGAAGGCCTCGTCAAGTCCGACGAACAGATGCAGGCAGAGATGCAACAGCAACAACAGCAGCAGATGGCACAACAGGTTGCCCCTAATGCAATAAATGCAGCATCTGGCATGATGCAACAACAGATGGAGTCAGCGGCAAATGGCTAATTATCAGAAGGTAGAAATAGGCGGATCTGAAGAGAATGCTCCGTTTTCTGAGGACGACATTCAGCAACTTCAAGAGGAGTCTGATGCTCAGGATCGGGCTACTGAAGAGAAGATGGAGGAAGAGGAGCAGCGAGAGGCTGAATTAGTCGCTGCTGACCGTCCAGAGTGGCTTCCTGAGAAGTTTGAGACTCCAGAAGACTTGGCTAAGGCATACTCAGACCTTCAGGCTGAGTACACACAGTCTCGTCAGAATTCTACAACTGAAGAGGGCTCCGATGAGGCCTCGCCTGATAGTGGATCAGACCGAACGCTCAATGATTTTTCAGAATTCAACCAAGAATTCGCGGAGACTGGAGATATTTCAGAGGAAAACCGTAGCAAAATTGAGTCGTGGGGGTTGCCCCGCGAGATGATTGATGGCTATATCGACGGTCAGAAAGCCATTCTAGACGGCCACTTCAACTCCATCTACAACGAGGTGGGTGGTGAAGATAATTATGATGCGATGGTTGAGTGGGCTGGAGACAACCTTCCAGAAGGTGAGCAAGGAGCATTTAATGAGTCAGTAGTGAACGGCACTCCTGATCAGATGATGTTCGCTATTCGCAGCCTATCCAGTAGGTGGCAGTCTGATGTCGGTCCTGTCGGCAACAGGGAAACCCCCCTACTTCAGGGAAACACTGGTTATACAGGAGCAGCAGGTGCTTTCCGATCAGTCGCTGAACTGACAGCGGCCATGAAAGATCCTAGGTATAACAAAGATGCCGCCTACAGGAAAGATGTGGAAATCAGGCTTTCCAATTCTAATATCCTATGAGCATCCGAAATTTGTTCCCCTCCTTGCTGCTGCTACTAGGTGGTTGCAGCGTTCTCAGGCCCTCTCCCTCTTTGAGTCAGCATGTCTCAGGGATCGCTGGAGAGGTGCATGGGACCGGGAGTTTAGCGATGCTGAGTTGGATCGGAGGAGTTGCCACCCTAGCGGGGATCGCAGCCCTCGTGGTCACCTCTGGCCGTATGGGCTTGAGAGCAGTCATCGCAGGAGTGTGCTTAGTCATCCTGAATTTCGTGATTGCAAACTATTTAAGTTGGATTCTAATTCCCGTGCTTGTTGCTACGGGTTGCGTCAGCCTCGGCTGGGCGTATGTTACTGTAAGAAAATTGATGAATAAGGATCGTTGTAGTGGCTGATATGCTCGGAACAGCGTGGTGGACCGTGATTTGCGTGGGGATTGGCTTCAGTGCCGGTGTGTACGCAGGCCCATACGTTAAGAAACTCATGTTTAAATCATAATCACGACTCAAAAACGATAGACCTATTACATATGTGACTGGGTACTCGCACTGCGTGGCTCAGTCATTTCGGGGAGAGATCCCCACAAAGATGGTGAGTTGAGGATTCACAGAATCCCGGCCCATTGAGGTGGACAACTGAGACTTCTTAGTTACCAAGACACGCCATCATGTATCTTGTTTTAACTTTTAGAAGGAGTCATTCAAATGGCTTATTATGGCGTAGATCCTTCACGTCTCGGTCAAGTTGCACAGGCCGGTGATGTGGATGCACTATTCCTCAAGGTGTTCTCGGGAGAAGTCCTGACTACATTTGAGGAAAACAATCTGATGATGCCTCTCCATCGTGTGAGGACAATCAGTAGTGGTAAGAGCGCGCAGTTCCCGACAACGGGCGTTGCATCTGCTCTCTACCACACCCCCGGAGACAGTCTCTTCGCGGATGACACGGCAGACGGTAACACCTATGCCTCCAAGGTCAACCACGCAGAGAAGGTCATTTCTATCGATGGTGTCCTGACCTCTTCAGCATTCCTCGCGGATATTGATGAGGCCAAAAATCACTACGAAGTTCGATCGATTTATTCGACCGAAATTGGACGACAATTGGCTTATGCAGCCGACAAGAACCTTATTCGTTGTCTTGTTGCTGCCTCTGAAACCAATACAGATCGATTTGGTACTGCTGCGGCGAACACCGCGGCACAGATCGCTAGTCCATATCTTGGTGGTAAGATTCTTGTTGACGGCAGTGCCGCTGACGCTAACGGCGTGACTGAAATCACAGGTGGCGGCGGAAACTCCGGCACAGTCATAGGAGACGATTGGATTCAATCCCTCTTCACTATGGCTGAACTCATGGATAAGAAGAATGTACCCGCCGAAGGCAGGTACGCGATTCTTCCCCCAGATGAGTACTACAAGTTGGTCAACGAGAATCAGGATGCGATCAATCGTGATTACAACCCAGAAGGCAATGGTTCCATTGCTGCTGGCGTAATCCTCTCGGTTGCAGGTGTCCGAATTCTCAAGAGCAACCATATTCCTCAGACAGATGAGTCTTCTGCTACTAACGTTCACAACAGTGCGCTGATCAACAATGATCCGTTTGCTGGTGCTGGTGTTGGTTACGGTGGATATGACTTCAGTGAAATCATTGGTGTTGGCTTCCAGACGGAAGGCCTCGGCACAGTGAAACTGCTGGATCTTGCAATGGAAAGTGAGTACTACATGGAACGCCTCGGCACGATGCTGATGGCGCGTTATGCGATGGGTCACGGCGTTCTTCGAGAAGAGTGTTGTTACGCATTTAGTAGCGAGACCTGATCATATATTGATCTGGTTTGTAGTATACTCACAAACGTGAGTTCTCCTATCGGGGGCGGCCCTTCTTGTTGGGGGGTCGCCCCTCTTTCTTTATACTTTGGAGTAAACTATGGCAGCAACACGGACATCAGAACTAGAAGCAGTCAACACAATGCTGTCGGCTGTCGGGGAACCTCCCATTAACTCTCTGGATGAACAGAAGAATGTGGATGCTGCCATTTCTCGGAATATTCTGACAGAGATCAGTCGAGAGGTACAGGCCCACGGGTGGCACTTCAACACCCAGACTAAGGTTACCTTCACACCTGACAGTACTACTAACTACATAAACCTGACCGACAACATGGTCAGGGTGGACATTGATTTCTGGGCTAAAGATACTGGTACAGATTCTTTGGCTGATTCTCGGGATGTCACTCAGCGAGGTGGCAGACTCTTTAATCGGTCTGACAATACCTACGAGTTCACTAGGGAACTAAAGGCGACAGTTATATACGTCTTAGAGTGGGACGACCTACCTGAGCCCGCTCGTAGATACATCACAGTTCGTGCTGCTAGGATCTTTCAGGATCGGATGGTTGGATCTCCCTCCCATCACTCCTTCTCCCAAGAGGATGAGGTACGCGCCTTGGCTCTTATGAAGGAGTTCGAGGGAGACACTGCTGACTGGTCAATCTTCGGCAACTATGACACATACAGGATTGTTGCTAGAGGTGACGCAGAGCGTCGAGGCACTCTGTAATGCCCCTAGTTACTACTAGCGTTCCTAACCTTGCTGGTGGCGTATCTCAGCAGCCAGCCTCTCAGCGACTTCCTAATCAATGTGAGGCTCAAGAGAACGCTCTGCCGCTGCTGGTGGGCGGTCTCGTCAAAAGGCCTCCTTTAAACCATGTCGCGGAACTAAAGACGTATGCGGGAGCCTCAGTGGATCTGAGCAGCGTCTTCACGCATTTCGTTACCAGAGATGCGGACGAAGAATTCATAGTTTCCTTGACGGGAGTCGGGAATACTGTTCTCGTTAATGACACGGCTGGAGACGCTAAGGAGGTCGAGGTTGACCTCGGCTCTTCTACTTATCTAACTTCAAGTACCCCTCAGTCTTCATTTAGAGCAATCACAATTGCTGATGTTACATTCCTTGTTAACACTTCTATTCCTGTCCAAATGAAGACGGGTGATGATGATTTGTCCCCGTATTCTCGGGCTCAATCTTCAGCACCCCACGAGGGGCTTGTTTGGATAAAGGTGTCTCAGCAGGGGATAAAGTTGAGGCTTAACGTCAAGGTAGAAGGCGGCGGTACTGAATGGGCTAAAGTTGAACACACTCCCGCTGCTGACGAAATAGGAACAGATGTATATGCCTACCCACCTAACGCTCCTTCAACCACTCAATTAGCAGCCGCATTATCTGACGGGACAAACGTAACGGATTGCGCTGATACAGCCTCTACTGGGACGACAGGTCTTGAGGGGCTCACTAATTACACCGCCTCAACATCGGGCAGTGTAATCTTCGTACAGAATACTTCTGTAGATTTCAATATCACTACACATGATTCTCTAGGCCAAACCGCGATGAAAGTAATCAAGGATGAGGTCGCAGATTTTGCAGAACTTCCACCGAATGCTCCAGACGGGATGATCCTCCTAGTCAAGGGGGAACCGGAATCTGAGGTAGATGATTACTACGTCAAGTTTGAGACCAACGGTCCAGATGAAGATTTCGGATCTGGCCTGTGGTTGGAAACCATTGGTCCCGGTATTGCATACCAGTGGGACTACGATACTCTCCCACACATCCTTATCCGACAGGCTGATGGAACCTTCATGGTTAAGAGGGCTGACGGCACGACTCCGGGTGCGGCTCCAGATGGCTCTGATTACAGTGGTTTCAAATTCACGCCACGAGAGACCGGGTCTGACCTCACTAATCCGCAGCCGTCCTTTGTTGGCCGGGTGATCACGGACATCTCATTCTTCAAGAATCGTCTAGCGATCATGAGCGGAGAAGACTGCGTTCTCAGTGAGGCAGCAGAATTCTTTAACTTCTTCAGAACTACAACGACTCAGTTGTTGGACACGGCTCCCATTGATGTTGGCGTAGGCGGTACTGAAGTCAATAAGATTGAGAAGGCTACGCCGTTCGCAGACCGCCTAGTTCTGTTCTCTACTAGAACACAGTTCGTTCTTCAGGGAGAAGCAATCCTGAGTCCGATGACTGCCTCAATCACGCAGGCTACGAATTATGATGTCACTACTTCAGTCAGCCCCGTGCTTGCTGGTAACGCATTATTCTTTGCCTTTAGCCGTGGGTCTTTCAGCGGTGTTCGAGAATTCTATAAGTCTTCAGAAACCGACATCAAATTTGAGGCAGTTGAAACGACTTCTCATGCCCCTAAATATATCCCCGGAACAATCCAGAAGTTATCTGTTTCAACTCATGAGGATATTCTAGCAGTCTTATCTAGGACTCCTACTGTTGGAGGCTCGGGGTTTGACGCGACTACTGATTTGTATATGTATAAGTACTTCTCAACAGACAGAGGTAGGGTGCAAGCAGCGTGGTTCAAGTTCACTTTCTCAAACTGTGAAGTCCTTGATATGCACTTCGTTACTCAGTCTCTCTATGTAGTGCTGAAACGAGGGACTAAGACGTTCATCGAGAGAATGGATCTACAGACGGGTCTGGTAGATACTGGATCAACATATGTAACCACCATTGACCGCAGGACAAAGATCACAGGTCAAAGCGGGTTTACCTTGACTCTCCCTTATGATGTGGTGGGAGGAGATACCATGCAGGTGGTTTCCTCAGACGGAGAAGTGATGACAATTAAGACCACTGGGACAAACACGATTGAACTCTATGAGGAGTTTACCGCATCGGATGTGTTCTATGTAGGTATTCCTTACACCATGCGATACCAGATGACTGAGCCGGTCCTTAAGCGACCTAAGCAAGATGGCGGCTGGGAGATGATCGCTACAGGTCGTCATCAACTAAGGTATATGACTGTTGTCTACGACGGTACTTCGTACTTTAATATCAGGGTGACTCCAGAGATCGGAGGAGCCGCTGGAACTGCGACTGATTACCCGTTTAGTGGCCGCTTCCTGTCCGCAGGTGGATTCCTTGGATCAGCCCCCTCAGAGACTGGAGATTTCAGGTTTCCTGTGTTCGCTCAATCAGATGCTGTTAAGATCGAAATCTTCAATGATTCCCCTCTTCCAAGCAATATCCAGTCAGTTGAATTTGAAGCAAACTATGTCTCTCGATCCCAGCCGAGGTTTGGCGGATGATCATTAAAGAATCCATGAGAACAGATGTCGATTATGTTGCAGAGAATATCAGGGAAGCCGATCGGCGGGAGATCCTAGCCAACTCAGGCAGAACTCCGCATATATCGCTACTGGACGGGTTCAATCACTCAAAACCCTGTGCTTACTCACATGTCATCAACTCTGAGACGTTTCCTGCGACAGCCACAACATCTGACATCAAATACGTCGCTGATAACATGCGACAGCCTGACCTTGATGAAATACAGGCTTTGGGGAAACCCGATCCTCATAAAGCATTAGAGGAGTGTTACCGCGACTCAAAGCCTGAGTGTTACAGTGGTGTTCATAAGAACATCCCTGTATCTATGTTTGGCGTAGTTCCTCACCCAGATAATCCTAAGCAAGGGTCTATTTGGCTACTTGGAACCGATCAAATAACGAATGATGTTCCTATCTCATTCTTGAGGTGGAGCAGAGTATTCTTACCGACACTCTTAAAAGACTACGAGTTGGTGTCCAATATCGTAGATAAAAGGAATACAATGCATATCAAGTGGATTAAATGGCTAGGATTTTCATTCCTCCGTGAGGTTATTTACGGACCCGAAAATAGGCCCTTCTATGAATTTGCGAGGTTAAATTAATATGTGTGAACCCGTCTCTATAACAATGGGTGTACTTGGCGTTGTCAGCGCAGTCTCTTCTTCTAGTGCTGCTGATAAATCCGCCCGCACACAGCAAAAAAATAACGAGAGGATAACGACATACCAAAACGCAAATATGTGGAGGGCTGTCGCCTACCAACGTAAACTCGCAAGATGGCAAGAAGATAACTATAAGGCGACAGCGGTTTCCGCACAGGCATCTGCTACAGGACAGTACGCCGCCGTTATTGAGAAGGTTGGTCAAGTGAGAGACCGGGCATTGTGGGCAATTGAGAGAGCCCACAGGCAGTCTCAGAAAGGCTACTCATTTGTGGGGGCTTCTGCGTCTGAATCTGGAACTACCGGAAGTTCTGTAATGCTTGCCCAGCAGCAGTATCAACTGGCTGAAGCAAGGTACACACACAACACCTATAAGAACTATGAGAATAGCCTGAGGCAATCTGAGAGAGATATGGCTGGTATCCACGCCCATTACCAGAACATCATCAACAGAGCAATGCCTGCTCCTATGCAGGCTGTGGATGCTCCGATGCCGACTCAACAGGTGGACAGGCCTTCAATGGCTCCATATATGCTTGCGGGTGCAAGTTCGATTATTGGTGCGACAGCATACCAGCAGGGCATAGATGCCGGATCAATGGACACGGCTGATTATGCCGAGAGGTGGACTTGATGGCTAAATCTAAACGACCACAAGCAGCAAGTGGACAACAAATCTCATACGGCGTTTCAGAATCCGGGCCGACGGTTGAGGCTACGACGAACTCTGAAACAATGATTCAGCCGGGATTGGTTGGCGCACCCTCGCCTCCAGCAAACCTTGCGCAGCCGCAGTTGGAGAGTAATCAGGAGGCTGTAGATAGAGAGAAACTGGCTGTAATAGGGTTCGATGAACTCTCAGACTCTATAAGGGCTAAGGGAATAGCCGAAGCAAGAGGCATCAACCTAATGCAAGATCCTGAGTTCCTTGCAGAACAAGCCGCTTTATGGGCGGATATGCGTGATTCGGGAGTAAGTTTTGCTGAGGCTGTTCATGACGGCCTTGTGGATGCCATCCAGCACCCTCGGGTTGCGCCAGAGTTCGCAAGGGCTCTTCAAGAACACGATCTAGCGGACAGGGCGGCTGCTTGGGACGCACAGCACGAAGCATTCAAACTGGGCGATCCTCGCGCATTAGACATAGATAGAACTATGGAAGCGTTTCACAGTTCTATGGTGGGCGAAACTCCAGCCATCGCTAGGGTAGATGCTTATGAAAACCACTTCATCCCTGCTCTGGATATCCATGCAAGAAGGTTTAAAGCAAAGCATCAAGACTGGCTAAGTGAGCGAATGATAACTGAGATCACCACTTCTGCCCAGTCACGCATTACAGACGTAGTTCAGAACTACACTGAAAGCGAGCCTATTACTGTAGTAGATCTGACACCTACAAATCCTACTTCTGTAGGAAAATTCGGGCCTAGAGGTGTCGGCGGTTTACCTGCTCTGCCAACTAGGTTTCGTCAAGAAACCCCAGAAGAGTTTGAGGCAAGAAGGCTCAAGACTGCGGTAGATGCTATTTCGCGGTCTATTGATATGGCTATCGGAGGCCCAATCACTCCTGAGAATTTGAACAAAATAACAGGAAAGCAACTCGTAGATTTAGCGGCTGAGGATCCGAGACTTAGTAAAACTGCTGAACTAATACTGAACAAAGCAGTGACAGGACCAGCAGACAACCGTGCGCCTCTGCTTGGTGGAGCAATTAAAGAGTATTACAGTCAGAAACAGAAGTCTATCTCAGCGGCTCAGGGAGCCCACTCAACAGCAACAGCCAACAGAATATGGACGAGTCAGGCTGATGCCATCGAAACTTCAGTCATTGAAGCGACTGTTGTGAACGCAATTGATGAAGGCCGTCGAGTTGGCGAAAGTGAATATCACCTTATGTTCAGGGACATGCTAGAGGGACGGTCTTCTGTAACACTGCCCAACGGCGATGTGCTTTCTATAGATGGTGATAAATATAGACTGTCCCCCGGCCCTGATTCTGTGGCAACCACAGACAAAATATATGACCCGAAACAGATGGCGAAACAAGCCCGAATACAGTCGTTTGATCAACTTCTCATTGTAAACAGAAATATTGCTGCTGACGATCCTAGTTATGCTAACCACACAGATAGCGAAAGAGAAGCAGTTGCGAGAGCCATGACTGCAAGTCAATTAAATGAGGTGGATTCCCCGACTTCTGAGTCAATACAGAGAACTACCAGATCGATTTCAATTCACCGTGCGGATATCGAAGCACAGCGAGTTGTGGCGGGGGAGGAAACACCAGAGACCCTTGCAGCGTTTCAGGATCACTTAGTTTATCTAGAGGCAGTTAGACAGTTCAATCCGAAACTGTTTGATGATCACTTCAATAACGAGGATACTAAGTTCTTTTGGGAGACTGCACTGGCAATGAGATACGATCAGATTATGGAAGAATATGGTGGAGGCAGTGGAAAGTCTGTCTATAACCGCTTGGTGGGGTACGAGGGAGGGTTCTTTCAGTCTGCTACAGATTTCGAGACAGAATGGAGAGAGACGGGTGTGCCGGTTTTGACTACGCATATGAGGAACAACTCTTATTCAGATCAAGTCCGTGCCCAAAAAAGGATTAGATCAGTCGCTAGAATGCTCCTCGCACTTGGAGTTAAATCAGATTCTGAATCTGCGATCCTGTTGGCAGTAAACTCATATGAAGAAACACTTATGGACATGGGTGGGATCAAAGTTGATAAAAGTGAAATATCCCCTGATTTGATCGCTGGGAATTTCCCAGCAAACTGGGAGCAGGAGTGGCACACCAAGGATTGGAATTTCATGGACTTATACGGAGCGCATGGGATTGCAGAGCCAGAGTGGCTACCTGACTGGTTCTCAAGTGTACAAGGAGAGAAGGCTCCATTAGCGTGGTCTACATTGACTAAAACGGCTATTGAACTCCCTGCCCTTCTTGATGGTCTGTGGACTTACATTACTGAGGATAATGAGGAAGGTATGAACATGATCACGAACACCATGCGAGATGTGGCAGTGGCGGTTCAGCAGGGCGAAATTGAGGGATACAAGCCTATGGCCCTACAAAAAGTAGTAGATAGAGCAGCACAGGCGTTAGAGACACACCCCCCTGATAAGTGGTCTCTGGAAAACATGACACAGGGAGGGGCGACAATAAATAACATCAAACTACAGGTTGCTCCTAAATCTGAAGGTCTTCTATATACCGCTGTTGTAGAACTAAATAACGGCATTTCGCATGAAGTCGGTAATCCCGACAATCACGGTAGGCCCTTTACTCTGTCTGAAATATCAGAACTTTCAAAACGAATGGAGACTTATATACCGGACAGAACATTCCCTGCAAGCCTCGGGACACGCGCGGTTGAAGGAGTTTACGGTATGGACGAAATCAAGTTTCTTAACGTCCTTCCACTGGGCGGCACAGCGGAACAGACTCACTTCAGAACAGACCACGGGTGGGTTAGTGCTGATGAGGCGGTTAGATTCGTGGAAAGTCGAGAGCCTATGGAGCGGCAGATTGGGCTGATTCCACCCTTTATGGAAGAGATCTACAACAAGGTAGACAACACTCGACGTACCCAGACAGAAATAGACAGGCTTATAGAAGCACAAGAAGCCGCTTCCGCTCCTACTCCAATACCAACATCGCAGCCCACGACACAGCAGTCAATTAGCCACGCTAGTAACGTCGCGGCAGCGGCAAAGCAGGTAGTCACTCAGCCGCAGCCCACACCTACGACTACACCTACTGCTCCGACAGCCAGTCCATACGCTACCACAGCGGAACTACTAACTTCACAGGGTGTCGATGCTGAAGGGGTTATAGAGTTATGGAAGTCAGTAAAGCCGAAGAGTGCCGGTTTAGGAACGTTCTCAGATAAACGTATTAAAGAAATCTTTAGAGGCGCGAAAGCCGGTTGGGAAATGAAAGACTTTTATGGAAACTCTCGGCCCGACACGATTCGCGCAGAAAACGAGTGGAAGGGACTTGAGCCATTACTGGTGGTATTGAGAAACGACAACGCGACAGATGCAGAACTAACTGAAGCGTGGCTAAACTACTTTGAATCACTTGAGTACAAGAAGAACTAACCATGCCAAATGAGCGACTCCCATTCAGTGCCTATTTGCGCCCGGATCTTCCAGAAGATCGCACCCTTCGGGAGATGTACAGGATACGGGAACTAACCCCAGACCCTGACATTGGTTTCTTTGGGAAAGTATATAACGCCTTTGCTGGTGAGACTGTAACTGGTGAGTTGTATAGGGAGATGACTGGTCCCGATTATGCGGCGACTGGGTATGTCCCCACTCAAGAAGACATTGATCAATATGCTTCTGATTTAGATCCCAGAATAGCCAGCAGAGTCGCAGCGGGTGTTGGTTCTTTCCCTGAGTTTCTATACGAAACAGATCAGGCTAGACTAACGATGAAGCGTCGTCAAGAGTTGTTCTCAGGAGGGGCTCTAGGCACAGCAGAGGGCTTTGGGTTGATGTTGCTGGCTGCTGGTGGGGAAGCAATGGCTCTTACGATGCTCCTCGGGGCTCTTGGTCCGGGAGGTGCTGCGGCAGGGGCAGGCATCGCTGCAACCCGTGTCCATAGAATTAAAGGCATGTTCAAAGCAATGGGCATTGCCACGGCTATTGATGTACCGCTTGAAACAACCAGATTTCATTTAGACAAAACACTTCGTCCAGCCGATCTCCTAATTGCTATCGGTGCATCTGCTACGCTTTCGGGAGCGATCGGAGCATGGAAACCACATTTGTTTCTTTCAGAAGTTCAGAAAGCCTCTAATATCGCTAAATTGCGAGAGACTGCGGAGGCTGCTAGGGCTATAGGCGATAACGCTGCTGCTGACGCAATTGAGGCTTCAATCAAGCAACGAATTAAGGCCGTACCCTTTGATGATGACTTCGATGAAGTCATGGGCTTATCGTCTAAGGATCTCTTTGCTGAAGCGAAGGCTCGTGGAGTTGAGACGCATGCTCCCTCTAAGAAAAGCCGCTCAGGAAAGGCCCCCCGAAGTAAAGATGACATCCGTGAAGATATTATTGAATCCCGCCGTAAGGACACAGTTACTCCTGAGCAAGTGGAACGACAAACACTTAGGGACATTGATGCGATGTCTCCTGCGGCCCGTAAACGTACCGCCAGAGACTTAGGAGTACCAGAAAGTGTAGTCAAACGTGGAGGAAAACGGCTAGTCACCGCCATAGTCAGGGCAAGGAAAAAGGCCGCCGAAGTCGGGCATGTAACAGTGGATAAGACTCCAAAACTTCCGAAGGGGGTCAGTAAGTCACTCCGCTCATCTACCTCCGTTAAAAAGGTAAAGGTCACGTTTGCCACACGATTAGAGAAGACCTTGTGGGCGATTGCTAAGGGACGCAGTCGGGAGACTAAGCACATACTCATTAAGTGGTTTAAAGAGAATGGAGTTGAGAACCCAGAAAAACTCGCTAATGAATTTGCGGATGAAGTCCTTAGAAGAGCGAGGGCCGCTAAAGAAGGAACCATAGTTGCCGACAGTAGATCCATGACCCTTCCATCTGCTATTCGTAGAACAACTGAAGCAGGTGAGTTTACCCCCGGTAAAGGGGAGTCTATATTCGCAACGCGTCGTAGAGTTGACGTAGAGGTTGATGAAGATATCGCTGGTCGTATTCCTAAATCTCATGAAGAATCTGGACACCACCCAGTCGGAGATGAACCAGACGTAGTTATTATGGCTAATGGAAAGCCGGTAGCCGTAGGCCCGGCAAATATGGTCAGAGTAGATGCAGAAGAACTTGCTGGAGATACGGGGAGATATGCGTTATTCGGTCACGGGGAGGGTTTAAGAGATACAATTGCTAGGGGTATAGATTTGTTCCCCGGAGATGTGCCGGGACTGAGGCATATCTTTAGGTTTAGTACAACCCTATTCCACCGACTGGCGAGATACCACAGCCCCCTTGTACGAGAATGGAATGCAGCGTTTAATCAGAATCCTCGTGGCGGGCATGCGAACTTAGAAACCATTATTCTCATCAACACTGAGCGGCACAAGACTATATTGATGAAAGTAATGAATAAAGCGAAAGAAGAAGCGCGTGAAGCAGGGTTCAAACTAGAGGACTTAGATATCGTCAGAACCCTTCGATCGGGCGAAGATGGGACCGGCCCGATGGCGACAGCGGTAAAAGCCCTACGGAAATTTTATGCTGATATGAGGAGTTACGCTGTAGAGGGGAAAGTCTTTACTGACGCTATCCCTGAATCTAAAAACTACTTTACACGAGCCTACAACACCCGTAAGTTCGTGACGCTAGTTGAAGAATTAGGTGAAGACAATGTCACAGCAATGTTTGCTAGGGCAATCATGAAACATGAAAATAGTATTGAAGCGGGGCTTACGTTATCCAAAGCGACAAGTATCGCTAAACGGATCGTGACTTACGGAACAGATCCCCAAGGAGCGAGGGATTGGAGAGGCACTCAAGTCCTCATGGAGCGGATTAGGAAAGAACTGCTCAAGGATGGAATCGATGAAAGAGAAATCGACGAATTTATGGAAGTCATTATTCCAAAAATAGACCACCAACCCCACATCTCATACGGTCGTCGAAGAATTGACCTAGATGAAACTCATGTTGAGGTAATAGGTGGTAGGGAAGTTCACCTTGATGAATTCTTCAACAACAACATACGGCAGTCCACTGCAAGGTACGCCCAGCGGGTTATTGGAGGAGTAGAGGTCAGGAAGGGGTTGCTTAGAGTATTCGGTAGAGAAGACATCTCATCCGAAGACGCTATATTAGCCCTTAGAAAGGATGCGAGAGCCAACGGAGCGTCGAACTACGACGTAGAATTTATAGGGGAAGTATTTGACCTGCAATACAAAAGGATGACTGGACAGCCTATTTACACCAATGCTCGGATGATGAATTGGATCATGGGTGCGAATGCAATGGGCCAAGGAACTATTGGTATGGTTCTAGGACTTGCCCAGATACCTGAGATCGCTTCCATTTTCGCTAGGACTGGTTTTAAAGCGTCGTTACAGCAATTCCCCAGTCTTGAAGAGATTGGGAGAATCTTTACGATGGGGCCCCGTGATTTACTTACTGGACGACAGAATTTAGGTTTAGCGAAACTGAAGGATGATATGACCTCAGTCTTGGAGACGTTTACAGGAGTCGCTGGTGATTATCCAAGAGGCGATCACTTCATGCGTCGAATGGATGAGATGGGATTTGATGAGGATTACCTTTCGCATGGGGCTCTGAAATACCTTGAGTATGGAAGGCAGACCGCCGCATTGGTTCCGACTGGAATCATGCCTATGGATACGTTCCTTCGCCGGTGGGCAGTCCGTTCTTCGTTCCAACACTTCGTAAACACAGCCTACAAGCAGGGGGCAGATGGAAGAATAACGCTCAGTAAGGGGTTCTGGAATAACTCTGCTGTTCGATTTAAGCAACTTGGAATGTCGGAAGATGACATCAATCGTCTCGCAGTATCACTAAGAGATCCAGAAATTGTCACCACAAGAGCAGGGCTATTCGGGCGGCACACTGTAAAGGATATTGATTTAACTAAGGTAAAGGATCAATATATCTTCGATAAATTTGCGATCGCTCTAAGGCGACATACCGACCACATGGTTCAACGACAGTCGTTTTCAGAATCTCCATTCTGGGTCAACCATCCCGCAGGTAAGTTACTGGCTCAATATCGAGTATTCATGTTGGCCTCAAAATCTAAACAACTCGCAGCGGGGGTCGCTCGCGGAGACGTTGCCGAAGGAGTCAACGTGGTAGGGTCTGCGGGACTAGGGACGTTAGCATATATCCTTCAGTCTCATTTGAGAGCAGCAGGAATGAACGAACACGAGCGAAGAGTATATTTGGAAAAACGATTCGGGCAGGATCAACTGATTAAGGCTGGGATACTTAAAGGTTCTTACTCAACCATATTCCCAATGCTAATTGACAGCGGTGCTTGGATGTTCGGACACGAGCCTGTGTTTGATCCGTCAATGAGAACAACAGGACTGGCCGTTGACCCCTTTAAAGGTTCAGTTATCTACGATATAGTTTACAATAAAGGCTATAAGGCAACGAGAGAAATTACTGGAGCGTTATTCCGCGACGATACGATGTCTAAATCAGATGTTAGAAATATTCAGTCACTTATCTGGCTGACGAAAATACCGGGTTTAGAGCAAACCATTAGCCGGTTATTCATTGACAAACTCAACATACCTAAGAAGGACTAAGAAATGGCAGACAGTTATACAGACTTCACTAGTCTGACTAGTGACCAACAGAACGGGATATTTACGAATCTTACGACATCCTATATCTCGACAGCGCATTTCTCGGTCACCCACACCGACGCTGGAACTGGGGTTATTACAGTAATCCCAAACGCGTCACTTACGATCGTTACAACCCCTACACTTAATATTACGGTCACCGCTGGTCACGCGCTTCTGCCATTTGCGTCCGCCGACCTTGTCCGAGTCAGTAGGACAACCCCAGTCTCCGATCCACAACGAACCTTCTCAGACGGCTCAGTACTCAAGGCTAGTGACCTGAATACTATGACAAATCAGTTGCTCTTCGGTCTGCAAGAGAACGCTGATGGAGGCGTTGGTTCTCTTCCTCTCGATACTGATGACAAATACAACGCTGGCGGCAAGGTAATCAAGAATCTTGGAGAACCTACGCTCTCCAATGAGGCGGTTACTAAGACATATGTAGACAACATGGCGTTATACGGTTCCGCCTTCGGAGGCGTAAACCCGCAGTCATGGACGTTTACGGCTGCTTCTGGAGACATCAGTGGGAATGACCGAGTGTTCACCTTAGAGACACCGGGAGCAACATCTACGGAAGACAGTATGTATCTCGTAGAAGCGGGGGGAGTCATGCAGACTCCTGCCGATTACAACGTAACTGAAGTAGGCGGCACGTTTACTTTGACGATGCTTGATGCTGCTACTGGACAACCCGGCGAGATCGCTAACGGAGTAGTAATTGTCGCTAGGAACTTCGGAGTCTCTAGGAACATCATTATCCAGCCGTTGACTGCAATAGACGCAGATGATACACCACTGACTCTTAAGGGCTTCTCTGGACAGGCTGCGAACCTCCTAGATTTCAAGGACAACTCCGACACGCTGCTGGCTTCTGTGGATAAGGACGGTGACGCGACGTTCCCGACAGTTACTGCATCGACATCTGTGACGACTCCGATAATCGCTTCAGGTACAAACGCAGTTACTATGCCTAACGAGGTTAATGTAGGTGATTTAGATGTTGCAAGTACAACAACCTCAGGAGCAAAACTAAAAGAGATGGGGGATCGGGGACGACTCGATCTTCAGCAAACTGGCAGTGCCGATGCAACCCAAACCGCTTTCCAAGTAAGGCGAGGAACCGATAAAATAGTCGATATGGACTATGGCGGAAACTTGAATCTACTCACCGGGGCGTTGCAGTTAGCGGGTAACACCCAAGTTCAGATTCTACAAATTCGAGAGTTAGTCACCACTGGCACTACCAGTTATTACCATTCCAATACCTCCCATTCCAGTTGGATGGTTTCTGGACTTCAATACCAAATTACTCCAGCAAGGTCCGATTCCACTCTCCTGCTCCTCGCAAATTATCAAATATTCTCTCTTATGGCCGATAGTCGAGAGGGCGGCAAGATCAAACATGTAGTCGGCAATACTGCGGCCCCCGGAGGGTACATGGCGGGTGTGGACCACACTGTGGGAATGGAGCGAATCCAATCTGGTCGATGGACTTACCCCGCACCCGCTGGGGCTACACACGGAGGGATCAACGGTGCTACCAACACTTGTTATGGCGTAGTACCTTTCAGTGCGATCTACGCTCCGGGCTCGGTAGACCCACTTGTAATTGATGTAGTCCATAAGGCTTACGACACCAATGTAAATTACATAGGTGTTTACCACACTGGTACTCAAAAAAGCCACGGAATGGTAATTGAGTACCTCAACCCATCCTAATAACTCTTAATAATAAGGAAACTGAACCATGACCACTAGAGTCATCAACTCAATGACAACGCTCCTTGTCAAAGACACAGACAAAGCGTCTAAAACCGCTACCACTCCCACAGCCACTGACGAGGGCAAGGTTGTTCAGTTGGACTCTGCTGGTACTTTCTCTGAAGCGTATGTGCCCAGTCTTGTTGATTTGAACCTTACTGCGCAGTCATCAGACCCTGCAAACCCGGCAAGTCTCAAAGCGTCTATTTGGATGAGCGACGGAACTGGGGCTGGAGACTCAGGGGATCTCATGGCGAAACTGACAGGCCCGTCTGTGAAGGCAACAGCGACCTTCACTTTGACAGACAAGCCGAATGAAGAGTCTTGGTTTCAACTGCGAGATGTGGATGGGACAACCCTTAGATTTGAAATCGACAACGAAGAGAACGGTATTCGCGGGTCATATGCGACCTTTACGTTCACTGATAAACCAGATGAAGGCTCAACGATCAACCTAATTGATGATGACGGAACTTCGGTCACATTTGAGATCGACAACGAGGCAGACGGGGTTGGCGTGTCGAACGTGGCTGTTGATGGAATTGCGGCTGCCGGAGGTGGTCTTGTAGGAACAGCGGCAGACCTCGTAGCGAAGATCAACGGCCAATCCGCGTTGAATATCACCGCAACAAACCCCAGTTCTGGGAAAGTGGTTCTTATTGGCTCAAAGACTGCCGCAGGTAATACTACGATCGCCTTAAACAACGCAACTCACTGGAATACTGTTACCAGCGTCAACGTACCTTCCGCATTCCTATATGGCGACAACATCGCAGTTCAAGGGATCGCGGCAGCAGGGGGATCAGCAGCGGGGACAGCGACAGCGATTGTCAACACCGTGAATGCTCAGTCTACTTTGGACATCACCGCGACCCTGCCGGGCTCGACAAGACCTAATTTCGAGCAGAACGTAGGGCATACTGTAGGAAATACAACAGTCGTCACAGACAACTCAACCCACTGGGACAGTGTCTGTAGTGTTAACGTCCCTCCAGCGTTTACTGGAGGAGCAGCAGGAACAACCAAAACAGCCACGATTGTGGACTGGTCAGCCGTCTAATGGGGGTCACATTGGATAATGAAATATTAATTGCTTTAGGTCGTCTTGAAGGTAAAGTGGACTCGCTAATAACGAGGCAAGCAATACACGACGAGGAACTTAGCAGACACGACACTAGGCTGAGGAACCTAGAGCAATCAAGATCATGGCTTTTAGGCGCAACAGCCGCACTAGCGGCGTTCATTTCAATTGTAATCAACTATATCGGAGGTAAATTCGGTGGATAATACATTAGGCGATCTACATACCGCCGTAGCAGAAGAACTTCTCCGTCGCGTTCAGTCAGGAGAGGCTCAAGCAGCGGACCTGAACGTCGCCCGTGCTTTCTTGAAGGACAACGGTATTGACGTAACCTTGGAACACAGCGACCCCATGCAAGACCTCGTGAAATCTCTGCCCTTTAATGTTGAACTGGAGAGTGCTTAATGTGTTTCCCTAACGCAAGAATCACCGCTGATGCTGGCGGCAAAAGACAGGGCATAAGCCAAGACGGCCCTTCAGAAGCAGAACTGGCAGATCCTGACCGTATTAGTGAAGAAGCGGATGCGGTGGGGAGGCCTGACTCTGAAAAGGGCGTTCAGTCACTCGAAGACTACTATAAGCGTCGTAAGCGTCTCCGACTTTTAGCGATTGAGATGGCAAAGCGTGGAGCAGGAGAAGGTGGAGGCTTTGGCCTTCGCCATCAAAGCAATTGGGGCGGTGGTAGCGGTGGTGGCGGCGGTGGAGAAGGCGGTGGACGGGGCTTGGGCGGTGGAGGTTAATAGGTGGAAGAACAACTTAAAGACTTCCGCAATTTCTTATACCTCGCGTGGGACCACCTCGGTCTCCCAGACCC